GGAGGGCACGGCACAAAGTGCCAGAAATTTTCAGTCAGATGTAACATCTGCAAGACAGGCACTAAACAGCTTTGAGCATACAAGAGTAAGTGAGAGAACAATAACTGTAAATGCCAGAGGTGCAGTAAGCAATATTGAAAATACCAGATCAAGATTGCAATCAATAAGAAGTAGGACAATAGCTATAACTACAAGAGCACAGAATGCACTATCAACTATTAGAACTGTGGGTACAAGGCTTAGGCGATCTATAAGGGATAGAACTGTAACTATAAGGACAAGGGCACAAAGCGCCCTATCAAATATCCGAACAGTGGCTACAAATCTCAGACGGTCAATAAGAGATAGGGCGGTACAAATAAGAACCCATGTACAAAGTGCGGTAACCGGAATCAGGAATGTAGCATCAAGACTGGCGTCTATAAAGGATAACAAGGTTGTAAAGTTTGTTGCAAAGGGTGTGAAGGCATTTGGAAGTGCTATAGCAAAGCTCGGACTTGCGGCAGGTGCGGCAGGATTTACAGCAATTGCAGCAGCCGGAACTTTGGCTATAAAATCCGCCGTAGATTTTGAAAAAGGAATGGCAAATGTCGGCACTCTCTTAGATGGAGATGTTAAGGGTAAGCTTTCATCTATGGGTGAGAGCCTTAAGACTATATCAAAGGATACCGGAGTAAGCCTTGATAATCTCTCAGGCGGTCTTTATGAAGTTGTATCTGCCTTTGGAGAGAGTGCAGACTCTACAAAGCAGCTTGAGATAGCTGCAAAAGCAGCTAAAGCAGGTAATGCCGAAACCTCAGAAGCTGTAAAGATGCTTTCAGCCGTGACGAAGGGATATGGAGACACTTCAGCCGAAGCGGTAGGAAAAGCGGCAGACCTAGCATTTGAAACTGTAAAACTGGGTCAAACAAGCTTCCCTGAACTTGCATCCAGTATGGGTGCGGTAATACCGCTTGCATCTACTCTAAAGGTAAGCCAAGAAGAACTCTTTGGTGCAATGGCCACACTTACAGGTGTAACCGGAGGTACAGCGGAAGTTACTACACAGCTTAAAGCTACAATGCAAGGCTTTATGTCCCCATCAGCGGAAATGAGTGCAGCCCTTGCAAAAATGGGCTACGCATCAGGAGC